TTCAATCAATACTGACACACCATAGTGAGTCATTAATGAAGCTACTGCACTACCTGTATCTCTTTGCTCATAGCGTACTGGCAAGTTACCTGTACGGCTCCAAGGAGTAGTTTGTGAACTACCTGTATATGCGCCATTACCTGCGCCAATTTGGTGGAGGATATAAGGCTCGCCATTAAGAACCACACCCCAACGCAAAGCACCAGCTCCGTACCATGCGTATTCCATCCATATCATTTGAACCTTAGTCCAGTCCAATGCATCACGGATTTGTTTGTTGCCGTTCCATGTATCTGCTGAAAAAACAGTATCTACTGGTAAACCACCAGAGTCAGAACGAACTACTACGTTCATTGCATATGGATTGGTTGGCGTTGGTGTTCCATACTGCATAAAGAATATGCCATTGGAATCATCAAAAATACCTACACGCTGATACTGTCCAGTTACAGAAGTACCAAAGTTAACGTTAGATGCCATGTAAAAAGTTTTACCTGGCTGGTATCTATGGTAAGGACGGCTTTGACGAATCGTAATATCGCCTGGAGTATTACCTCCACCAATGTTCATTGATACGCCGCCAAGACCAGGGTTCTGAACTATATAGGCTTGACCTGATACGTTTTGAATAACATTTTCCCAACGCAGTGGTTGAACGCCGTATTCAAAGTCAGCATCATAGATGTTTTGAGATTGAGATATTTTTAACTTACCAACAACGTCACGCAAACGTTGGGGCGCAATGAACTGCGCTGATCCATCAATACCTTCCCAATCCATCGTAGGAGTTTGCACACCCTGATTTGCAAAACCAATAGAATTACTATTGACATTGCCTGATTTAGAAAAGAAATAATTGCGTAATGACAAACCCATATAAACCCCTAATTAAGCCAAAGAAAGGGGCCGTAGCCCCTACTGATTAGTCGTAGTTACCGTATGGGTAGGTAGTTGCGTTACCAACGTTAACTGATGGGTCATTCTGTACATACTGAATAATGATGTTTAATTTACCAGCATTAACAGAAGTCAAACTTGATACAGTCATAGCCAAGTTAACAACCACTTGTGAGAACCATGTAGGTTGCTGACCAGGTTGTAAGTTCTGTACATCTTGCAATGTAGACTGTGCATTAGCGTACTGAGCAGCAGTAAATGTTGCTGTTGAACGACCAATGCTTGAACCTGTAATGGCTGCAACAGTAGCATATGTTCCACCAGTTGTTACAAAGTTGTTTGCAATGTATGGCTGAATAGATGTTACTGCGTGAGTACCGTCTGTAGGCTGAACAATGTTATCAATAAAGATATTTTGGATGTAAGACTGGTAAGGCAGTAAGAATACTGCGCCACGATAGTTTGTACCAGATGCATCAGCAGTTGGAGCCGTTGCCGCTGTTGGGCCTGTATTTACAAATGCACCAGCTTGTGGTGTGTAAATAGTAGCTTGTGAGTTAGGTAATGTGTTAGATGTAACAAATATACCAGATGCTCCACCGTATCCAGCAGTACCAACAGTAGTGTTGGAAAAGTCTAATAGGCAAGATTGTGATAGTAAAACTGGGCCAACGTTACGTTGTGCGCCAAAACGGTTATCGCCCGATAGGATTGGGCCTTCAAAGGTGGAACGTGCCATTATAAGTTTCCTTATGCAAAAGATACCTTGTTAATCGTTGCATCGTCTGCTGGGCCAGTGGCAACAAGGTTGAATTCCCAGATGCATAGATAATACATCAAATAAATAAATTGTCAACAAAAAAGGGAGCCGAAGCCCCCTTTTTTTACTGATCAAAAGATCAATATGTACCGTAGATTCCTAGTGGATCTGACCAACCAAAAGAGTAACGCTCTCTTGATTTGTAACGTACGTTCCCTGTATCAAAATCTCCGTCCATTGAATTTTGCAGGGGTGTACGCTCGAAGTGTTTCATACCGTTAGGTACATCGGTTAACAAGAACCAAGCATTAGGCGCTGTCAAGAAGTGATTGATTGTGTATCCTTCTGGGATAGAACCATTGTTCTCGATAGCGTTAATGTCGTTGTTGTTTGTACCAACACGCAATTTAGTTTCGAGCAAGCGAGTTGCAACGAACTGTAGTGCAGGTGGAACAATCAACTTCTTGGGCTTAGCGGCGATCAAAAGACCACGCTCATCTGTCCAAGCTGCGATCTGAATAACTGCGTTTTCAAGCGCTGTTTCGTTCAGGTCAGCAGGTGTAGATGGTGCGTTGGAGTTTGTTCCACCGTTAACCAATGGGTGTGAAGAGTTAAACAAAGATACACCGTCACCACCAACATAAGCGGAGTTAAATCCGTTATTAAGTGGAGCAGCAGCTTTTACCTGCTTTGTGTATGCCATAGCACGGGCAAGACCCTTGGTGTAGCGAGCAGACAAGCTGTCGTACAAGTTATCCTCAATCGCCTCTTCGGTGATTGCGAATCCAAGAGCAATAGTCTCATGGTTATAGCGAGTTGTCCATGCCTCTTGCGCATTGTCGTAGCTGATGGCTGTGCCCTCGGCTTTGACTGGTGCTGCTGAGAAACCAGACAGTTTTGTTTCCTCTTCAAAAGAACGCTCAGAGGTTTCTGTTTCATAGATCTCTTTGTGCTCTTCTCCGTATCTTGCATACTCTAAACCAAACAATGCGTTTAATCCAGGAAGCAATTCCTTCAATAGTTGTGCTCTTGAAATAGCCATTTAATTGCTCCTTAATTAAGCGGTTTGAGTACCAGTAGCATTGTAGTAAGAATTCAAACCAAAGTTCATCTTAAAGAGTCCTTCTGGGTACTGAGTAAATACTAATGTACTGTTTGCTGGGATGGTAATACCTGTAGAGGATGTACCTGCGGGAGAAACAACTGTTGCTGCCTGTGCGTTAATAGTAACGGCAGTTGCACCAGCCGCTGCTGCGGTAGCTACAAAAGAACCTGTTCCAATGTATTGACCGTTAGCTGCTAAGTAACCAACTTCTGTACCAATAGGCAAAGCCACTGGTAATGCGCTGGTAACAAGTGATGTACCGCCGCCGCCGCTTGTTAAAGTAGCAGTTGTAGCAGTAGCTGTATCACGAACTAGGTCAACCAAACGGAATGGGAATGTGCTGGTTGTTGCATATGATGGTGTGCTTGTTACGGCAATACCGTTATATGAATCGCCAGTATTAATGTTTCCACCAACCGCTGCTGTAGAACCTGAGTAGTCTGAACCATAGAAGTTCAAACCAATCATAGGTGTAGAGATTGAACCTACTGTAATGCTAGTTGTACTTGTGGTAGCAACTGCTTTAAAGAGGACATCTGGATCATCAGTAACGTAAGCAAATGCGTCACCAGCCAATGTATTGGCGGGCCAATATTGACTGAAACGTTTTTGTTTAGATACTGGATCTGTGAATGTACAACCCACGAAGATACCGACTTGACCGTAACCTGCTCCACCAGTTGTTGCTGATGCGCCTGTAGTCATTGTTACACGAGTTACATAGCCACGGGTAATTGCAACCATATCGCCAAAGTAAATATTGGTTCCAAAGTTATACTGAATCGGCAATTGTCTTGTCGATGCTGCATAAAATTGTCCACCAATAAGACTTACTGGCTTAAACCCGTATGGTGCGGGAATTGTTGGATATGCCATTTAAATCTCCAAAAAATTAACTTTTACCGAATGTCACCTCGGAACGTCTGTCTTTAAACAGAGGCATCCTTGGATCACTATTGCGCATGAAAGTATTGTCAACAGATTCCATTTGAGCTTTGTTTTGGTTAGCGTAGTATTCCTGCGCTTGCTTAACAAACTCAGCAGGGATTCTGCAAAGCAATAATCCACCGACTTCAATGCCACCTTTAAATCGTCCATCTTGAACTTCATGCATCATTAACTCAGGATAATCTTCAGACTTGCAAGGCTCATAACCTTCACGAAGTCTCATAGAAATATTCTTAGGATCTGCTTGACCAACCATACTGATGCGGATGTACCTGTGTTCCCAACCTGGTCGTGGATCAGGCATTGGTAACTGCTCAGGTGGCCTCCATGCATCTGGACGTTGGAAAGCTGCACGAGTTTCTACTTCTCTTGGTTTACGATTTTGTTCTGACATGATTAAGCTCCTTTTCTTTCTTTAGCAACCTGACGGGCATAGTCCTCTAATGAGACACCAAGCCGCTTGGCGATATTTACCTGACTCTGGGTTAGTACGATTTTTTTAGACGCTGTACTCCTAGACGCAGGTGCTACTATCGACTTCTTGGGTGGAGGAGATGCATCCACTTCAGTATCGCTATCAAAAGCATCTGGAAACCTAGTACGCATTTCGGAATCAATTCTTCGGTAATACTCTTCGCTCGATGGATTTAAGCGCTCATCTTGCGTGAGTTCCTCGTGTATGGCAAGCGCATAACTGGTCATGCGCCGATCTGAGCCGAACCAAGGATTCTTATCTTTCCAGGCCTCCGCCTTTCGGTCTAGCTGCGCTGGTTGCGTTACCTGCGTTTGTACCTCATTCTTTTCCTCTTGTAAAGGGGTAGGCTTAAAATTATGTAACCTTTCTGCCTTAATCGTAACGGCAGTTAGTTCACTTTGTGCCTCAGCCAAAGCCTCTGCATCCCCCGTCTCATAAGCAGCTTTGTACTTATTTTTGGCAGTTTGGATCTCATTGTCCACAACCTTTTTGGCTTGTTCTAAGAGAGCAGTTTGCCCTTGATTCAATGAACCTTTGAGCTTTTTGTTTTCTTCAACAACGGACTGAGCCAGCTTTAAAGCTTCCTCACGTTCACGATAAGCCGCTTCTTTTGCACGGCGTTCATCGTGATATCCCTTGGTGAAATGTTTAATTCTTTTCTTGACTGATTCGTTGTATGTTTCCAACTCATCATCAGAAAATTCTTTGGGCGGTTCGTCTGCGGGCTTGCGACCACGATCTGGTTCAGGTGTATCGTCAATGATCTCAAGTTCTGGAGTCTCCTCCACTTCGACCTTGCTATCCACCTCATCAGGAAATTGAAATGTTCTTTTTTCTGTTGACATAGTTTTTCCTTATGCTGCTCTTTGAATACCACGGGGGTCTTGCACGGTAGCCTCAACTTGATCGTCTTTGATCAAGCGAAATTCTTTGCCGTGTATCTTGATCCGTGTACCAGTATTGGGACGGACAATAACAAAGTCACCGACTTTGCATGATGGCCCAGATGGGAATCTGGTTGCATCTTTGTATGCATCAGGCCCCATCTTCACTACGAATAATACTGGTGTCAGTACCTCTTCAAAGTGCATGGTCTGTGATGATTTAACTAACTCTCCTTCTCCTTCAAACTTCTCATCCACTTCAGGCAATACCGTCAGCAAATGAAACGTTTTAGGTTCGGGAAGTTGAGTAGCTTTGTCCTCCGCTTTCTTATTAAGAATGCCAGACAAGTCTACGGCTTGAACATTAAAGTCCATAATTTTCCTCCGCAGGGGGCTACAAAATAGCTTACCGATACGCCCCCGCCATATCGGTTCACTTCGTTATTCGTTGTCTTCGTCTTCCTTGAAACGTCTCATCATGGTGTCTATCTCGCCTTTGCAAAGGGACAAGCCCTTGAAAACACCACACATTTCAGAATACTCGGCATAGTCCCTGGCACTTTTGCCAGACAATGCAACTGCATATTGGTCTTCAATCTGCTTGATCTTTACCAATAGATGTTCAAGTATTTTTGCTTCCATCATTCACCTTTCTTTGGTTCAGGCTTCTTAGGTTGTTTAGCCTGTTGCTCTGCTTGACGTTTACGAATCTCATCCATCTGCTTGGCGGAATCTGCCGCAATTTGCATACGCTGCATTTCTTGAGACGCTCTCATGCGAGCCATCTGTTGTTGCTCAGCCAAACTCTGCTCATGTTTTTGCTGCAACATCCTTAAGTTAAGTTGATGCTGTTGCTCTTGCTGAGTTAAGCTTTGCTCATGTTGTTGCGCCGCAGTCTGAAGATTTTGTTGTGTCTCAGCAATCTTTGCGTGCTCTTCAATCGCAGGATTAGGCCCAGCTTTTTGTTGTGCTTGTTGTGCTTTAATCTGCAACTCAGCCTGTTTGATTTGTAAATCACCCTGGACTTTTTGCGCTCTGGTCTGTGCATCCATTTGTGCAATCTGCAATTCTTTCTGTTGCATTTGTACCAAAGGATCTTGAGCTTGTTGGGCTGCTTGTTGTTGTGCCGCCTGTCCTTTGCTTTGTGCAAGAACCTGTTGCGCCGCTTGTGCAGTGAGCTGAGATATCTGCACTTCCAACTCTTTAGGCATATCAACATCTGGCTCTGGCAACATAGCACCAAGTTGTTGTTGAATCTTATTCCTATATTGGAAAGCCAAGTGTTCAGATATATGCGCCATGATTGCGGACTGCATCTGTTGTCCCATAGGACTTTGACCAACCTGCGCCTGAAGCAAAGGATCTTGCATCATCGCTTGGTGAACCGCAATATGCGCATCGTGATCTTGATACATAAACGCTTTGGTAGGTTTTCCTTTTAAGAAAGCCATGTTCTCTGAGATTGGATCTCTTGGTTTTTGATCGTCTTCAGTTGGAACAATGTCCTCGGCGTTCGGTATTCCAATTACATCTAACATCTGTCTATGTAACTTGGGAAGATTATAAATTTGGGGCGCTTGCTGTGCCATCTGCATTGCAGCTTGGTACTGCATAAGCCTTTGCGCCATCGTAGAACTGTTAGGATCACTGACGGGTATGACTTCAACCAAATCATAATCGCTTTGCTTTGCGCTTTTATCCGCCTTCTCTGGATCATATTCATAATCTTCTGGTGCAAAGTCACGGATCATTGGCTTGAGCAGTTTGAATTCCTGCTTCATAGAGTAATGAACCCTGGCTTGTACCGCACTCATGGTCTTAAGCTGTCTCTCTAAGAGAGCAAGCGTAGTTCCTACTGGAGCATTGGCTGACATATCGCTGATATTCATGTCAGCAATTGATCCAAGCTTCCTTGCCTCGTCAGTAATCGTAGCAAGTAGCGAAGCCAACACTTGACTTGGCTCTTTGTACGGCAAAGTCATGATGTTGTCTTTGATTGACCCGCCAGGAACGTCTACATCCCTAAATTCCCCTGGTGCAATTGGTGTATCGTCCCCTTTTACACGCAAACCTCTGGCTTTTAGACCGCCAGGTAAGTTAGCAAGTGATCCTGCGTCCACCAATTGGCGAATAATCATCGTTCCAGCCCTGGCATAACCACCAATCAGGTGAATTAAACCAAATCCGTACGCTCCAAACCCAGGAATGTAGGTATATTGGATGAAATGCTGACGCTTAAGGAACTTTTTATCGCCCTTTTCCCAGTTTCTACGGATAGAAAGTACCTTTCTTGACCCTCTTTCTATCGTAATCACATAAGGTTTTGGTATTTCATCCTCATCCTCATCCCCTGGCATGACACAATCCACATGAATTTCAGCCAAGTGGTATCTATCGTCATCCGTTATAGAGTATCCAGACTCATCCGCCTTCTTCTTTTCGATATCCGTGGGTATATGCATGGGTTCACCCAGCTCTATATCCCTGTAAAACCCAGCAACTTGTAGTTTATGGATTTCGTTTTTGGTCTTTCTCATCAAATGAGTGACCCGCTCGCAGTGCATCACCCCACTTGACCCATACGGCATGATCAAATCTTCTGCGCCTACATACATAGATACAGGTCTACCCAAATTTAAGTCTGGATAAACTTTCTTAAACGCAGATCCAATCAATCCTAGATTAAGCAAAAGCCTTTCATGCTCTGGTCGATACTCTGGCATCTTCTCTACCAGATAATAGTTCATGTGGTTTTGAACCCGCATGGACGCTTCCATCTTGAGGCGATCTATCGCCCCCATAATTTCCGTCTTTACTGGGCCAGCCGCAGGAAACGTTTCAGTAATCGTTTCTGCTTGGAAACGAATGGCAGCTTCTGTGAGCACCGTGCTAAATACACCACAAGCGCCGTTCCAAGGTTCCGTTCTTTCTTCATATTTCATCCCCAATACTTCAAGACCTTTGACATATGTTTCAGCCCAGTCCTTGCGGGAATGGACATCCTCATCCACTTCTTCTATCAACTTGCCAGCCAAAGATTGGAGTTCACCCTCATCCATCTCTTCAGCCAAGTTTGCATCAAAGTCATTCGACAGTTCATGGTGTGGCATTAGATCAATTTCAATTCCACCAATGCCAACCTTCACATCTTCTGGATCTTCTACTTCAATTTCTATATCAGGCTCAACCGTATTGAGTTGAGGTACATTTGAATACAATGCTTTATCTAACATATTAAATCCTTGTAGGCTGCTCGCCCTCTAATTTATAAGCGTTTATTTTTTCAAAATTTACTTCTGGCATAGCCAATCTCATTCTCATCTTGTGAAGATAATAAGATTTTTTTACATACTTATAACTGTTAGTGTTGAAATCATATTGAACACCTTCTGGTATTTCCAAATTATCTGTTTTTATGTCGCTATAAGATCTATCTTCCAATTGCTCAGAAGTTAAATATGTATCTCCCCATTCACGAACGTAGTCGGATGCAAATTGAGGTTTAACTCTCCATACGATTTGTTTTCTATCGTTTTCATCTAGCTCTTTAAAACCTTCATAGAAATTTTTTGCCAGCATTGCTTCGGCTTCTTTGGCTGTATATCCTTCTACCGCATAAGCCAAGGTGTCGTATGAAATTCTAATTACCTGCGCATCTCCAGCAGAATCTAAAGCCTTCAATGAAGCATCTGTAAAAAACTTATTTGCATCATGCCTTGGCAAGTCCATAAATGCCGTGGGTTCACCCATGACACAATAAAATTTTGACTCCATCCATTCAGTCAAACTTCTTGCGCAAGTAGGGCCGCTCCATTCAGAATAAACAACTGGCGCAGCCAGTGTGATTGCGCCCGCACCAATTGTCTGTAAAAAACTTCTACGCTTCATATTCACTCCTAGTAATACGCTTTCTTGCGTCTGAAATATTTAGGTTCATCTTCCTCATCGCTTGGAAGTCTTAAGAACCCACCCTGCCTAAACCTGATCAACGCCTGACTTGAGCTATCTACATAGTCATCATGTTCCGCATTTGGAAACCGTGCCATCTCTTCAATCAAATCATCAGCCCATCTCTTATCAGGCGCCCACACTTTTCCTGAATTAAATAAATCAGCCACGCTATTTAAACGTACAAATTTATCATTGCCACGAGTAGGAGTGTACTCCGATACAGGTATTCCCATAGACCTTAATTCAAACACCAGTGGCGCACCAGCCGCTTTAGCCTCAACAATAAACGCATCAGGTTGCCATTCTTTATATCCCTCTAGCGCCGCTTTCTTTAGTGCAGGAAATTCCAATTTATCTCTATACGCATCAAGGAGAATAATATGCTTATCGGTCGGATCTTCATTTAAACTAAACACACCCCAAGTCGTACACGCAGAATAGTCCGCCCGCTCAGATTTTGTAAACGCCGTATCCCAACTCTGAATAATAAAATCACAAGGAGGCGGCATCTCACTCTTCCATCTCTTCCACGACTCCCGCTTAATAATCGCACCCTCTTCACCAGTCGGCTGCTGCTGATACTGGGCGTTCCATTTATAAACACCAATCTCTTCCTTGACCGACATCAATTCTTTGAGCGGCCAAAACTCAGGCCATAGCGGATTACCTGACGGCATAATCGCAGGTAACTCAATTACCTCCCAATCCTCCCCCGCCGCATTTCTTAATATCTTTCCCGTCAAATCTTTATCCGACCAACGGGTCATCACAATTACTATCCTTCCCCCTGGTTGTAAACGCTGCCTTGGCCCAGACGTATACCATTCAAACACGGAATCAAAAACAGTTGGATCACCCTGGGCTAATCTCGCCTCCTGTTCCGAGTGAGGGTCATCAATGATCATCAAGTCCGCACCCTTACCCGTCATCGTACCGCCCACGCCAATCGCTATATATTCACCCTGAGCATTGGTATTCCACTTACCCGCGGCCTTACTATCCGCCGCAAGTGCTATGCCAGGGAATATAGAATCGTACTGCTCGCTATCAACAAGATTCCTAACCTTACGACCAAACCCCACCGCCAAGTCCGCCGTGTTACTAGACTGTATAACTTTCTTATCAGGATAATTCCCCAAGAACCAAGACGGCAAAAGATAGCTTGCAAACTCAGACTTAGTATGCCGAGGAGCCATATTGATAATAAGACGTTTAAGATTGCCATGTACAACCTCCTCAAATTTCTTAGCCATCACAGCGTGGTGTCTTCCGTGCACAAACCCAGGCCACATAAATTTTACATACTCTAAAAAATTAGCCTGACACTTCTCCCTCGTCAACGCTTCCTTATACTGCGTCATCTGCTTTAAAAATTTCTCCTGCTCATTCACAGGCAACTTAGACAACAACTCTTCAATCTGCGACATCTAATTTCCTAAAGTTTATATACACTGGCCTGACACTCCTCTCCATCCCCTTCATTTTCTTCAATACGCCAAGCTTTATCAGCCGCTCTATTATTTCATGCGTACTCCCCAAACTCCTACTATTCCTGTACTCCATCACCTCCCGAACTGTCGGGCCATATCCATACTTTTTCCAATACTCATCAATAAATATAAATACGTTTGCTTGGTTCTTTGTCATCTTAAGTTCTAAACACTCTTCGTAATTTAGATCCTTTTTGCTTGCAATCATTTTAGTATTTAATACTTTCGTGGGGGGTGACGCACAACGTTTAGTGTGACCCCCTAAAATAGTTCTAATTAAACGCTTTCTTTTGCGCTCCATTAATATTAAATACTTACTAACTTGATCCATCGTTTTGCTCCTCAGTCCTAAAGTCCTGCATTTTTTTTATATATTTTTTTTGGCTATGCTGATTTAATACCAAGGGGGTCATCCTCTATGGATGGTGATTGAGGGAGTGGAATAGTATGCTGTGAAGCTGGGGGACTTTTGTCTGAATTTGGGGGGGTCGGGGTGGGGTGGGGTTGCCCAGCGCAGGGAAAGTTTTCCGATGCCTCGCCTTCTAGCTCGGGATTGTTTTCTTCTGTGGTTTGGGTTAGCTCGGACAGTAGTGACGATGCATCTCTTGCGATGACATCTTCTGCATTGGTGTTCATCAATGAGCCGATCTCTTTGAGGATCTTTGCCTTGATGTCTTCTGATGAGTGGATCACCTTTGATTCTGTTCGGTGGGTGAAGAGCGATACTTCTGTCATCGTGCCGATTGTCTTGGCACATTGCACACGCACGGCAGGAGATGTATCGGGGTTCGTGATGACTTCAACCAGAGAACTGATTGCCAATGAGCGAAGCCCTTCAGCCGTTTGGTATTTCATGACCTCATTAGCTCGTTCGATGGCATCTATTGTCGCTTGGATGTCTGTGCGGTTCTTGAGTTGGTAAGCGTTGTTTGCCACAGTTGATGCCTTTGCTTTGGTGTTATATGCTTTTCGGTAGGCATGAGATCCCTTCTCTCCTTTCGCTATTTCTTCTGCAAAGCGTTTTTGTTTTGGGGTCAAGCCTTTTCCTAGACCTCCTAAGACATCTACAAAGGGATTTTCTTTTAGTGTTTCTCTTACTGATTCTCTTGTCATGATTGAGCCGTTTCGCTTCGCTAATAAGGGCGGATCTTACAGGAACAAAGCCCGAACATCAAGCCCCCACAGAGGAGAATTAAAAAAAACTATCAATTGCTGCAAATTGGTAGAAAAATATCATCGCCATAAAGTATTTACAAATCAACCAAAGACCCGATAATAACGCTATGCAATATGAAAACACAAGCAATGTATTGCATCAATATCAACAACCAAAGGGAGCACCATGACGGAACAACAAGCCTACAAGGAGATTCAAGAGATACACGATCAAATCGACTCAACCAAAACTAGCCCAAAATTTACCTACATCAATTCAAAGACAGGAGCAAAGGAACTAAAACCAAACGGAGAAAACAAGATTAAAAAACTTAGAGAAAAAATCATTCACTTAGAACAATTCATTCAGGAGCAATAAACATGACAGACGAACAACTACTTCAAAACAAAAAATGTGATGCGTTCAGACGATCAGCGAATCGCATGGAGAGAGCAAACGCAGGAAGCTTTGCAATCGCTATTGCACAAGCTTACTACTATGCAGACTTGAACAATGCCAAAAGGTTGGAGGAGTCATTCTCTGATCTGTTTCAGCGTTTCATGTCACCCGAGGAATTGAATTTATTTAAAGCTTGAGGAGACTTTAATAAACCATTCGCCCGAGTGGTTTATTGAGGCATTTGCCTACAACAAAAAAGGAAACAAAATGAACCAATCAATTCTGATCGAAGTTAAAGACCAATACGGAGCACAAGTATTTCATCCTGTTTGCCAAGTGTCAAAACTGTTCGCCCAATTGGCACGAACAAAAACGCTCACAAACGATTCTTTGAAAACTATCAAGGAATTGGGCTACAAGATCGAAATTAAAGCACCACAATATTCAATCTAAAGTATTCAAAAGGACTAAAAATGTACATCCCACGCATTGCCCTCAATCTTGTTGACAAGAAAATGAAAGACGGATTTCCGTATCACCTTGCCTTGTTTTCTGTGTCTGATCGCTTTGATTTGGACATGACAGAGCTTCGCCAAGCACACGAGAGACGATCACGCATCGGTGAATTGATTGATGATGGGCTTCTTGCCGTTGGCATGGTTGCCGTTTTCGCTTTCCCTGTTATTTTCTACTTTTTCGCCAAAGGATAAAAATGCAAAACTTATTTGAACAATTTCAAGGTGCAGATTTGGACAGGCTTACAGATTGCATCCAAGCAATCAGAAAAGCAGGGTTGCAAATCGACAAATACACCCAAGCAGGAATAAACGAATATTCGGGAAATGTTTGGGTGGCTTCTGAGGATTGGGTTGGTTGTGTCTATTGCTCGATTGGGTTTGATGTGCAATGGAGTTACTCTTGCCCCGAGTGCGGAGAGGAACACGATTTTGATACATATCAAGAAATGGAAAATTACACAGACCTTTACGAATCACAAGCTTGTGAATCTTGCCAAAAGGTTACGGAGGAAGCATGAAGCACACAGAACACGAATATTTTGAAGCAGGATACAAATACGAAAAGAACAAGATCGGGGGCGATGTCCTCCGCAAAATGATCGAAGCCGAAAGGATCGAGGACAGAGACGAAGCAAGACGAATGATTGAGCAAGGCAGATTGGAGGCTAGAAAATGAAAACACTTTTAAAAACTGATTCAGGCAAATTTTATTTTGTGTTCGATGGTGTTCAGATTGAAGACCCTTTGAGTTCATCATGCGGACGATTTTATTACCACATGGATCACAAAAGCACCGAGGACATTCCAAGATCGTACGGCTTTGAGATTTGGAACACAGGCGGAAACTGTACAGGATGGGGTCAGGAATTTTTATTCGAGGGAAAAAAGTTAATCATGTTGATTACCAATAACAACCTTGGACATGAGATCGGAAGCGATGAAAAGGGCATTATTTCGATATTCGATGAGGATTGGGAGGAGTGCCTAGCCTCTTGGGTGATAGGTGATTCAGAACAACTTAGCAAATGAAAGGAAAAAAATGAAACTAAACCAAACACAAAAACAGATATTGACAGAAATGCTCTATGAATTCAGCGATCAGCACAAGCATGAGGACGGCTCAAAACTGATGCAGGAATTTGCGGAGTTGTGGCGGAAACTTTTACCATTATTAAAGGAGGATACAAAATGAAAGACCCATTATTTAAAGAAAGAGAAGTGTTCATTGCAGAACAAAAGTTTGTTGATGATCTTGCCGAAGATGCGCTTAATTCAGCTTGTGAAGTGATACAGGAAAAATTAGGAGTGACGGACGGAGGATTTGCAGGACATTTTTTTAGTGACGGATTTGTCAAAAATCTTTTAAAGAAATACATTGAGGAAGAAATGTACCTCAATGGAATCAGTTTTAACAATGTAATTTAAGGAGAAACAAAATGCCAAATTGGTGTAACAACGACTTAGTTTTAAGTCACAAAGATTCAAAAATGATTGATAGGGCAATTGCAGCATTTAATGAGGAAAAATTTTTTAACGAATTTGTGCCTCGCCCGATTGCTTTGGATTCTGACGATAACTTGTGGAAAGTGAATCCAGAATATTTCATGGAGCTTCAAGAGCTTAAAAAACAATTAAATATTAAACATTATGGCTATCCCTCTTGGTATGAGTGGAACTTGGCTCATTGGGGGACGAAGTGGGATTCAGGAGGTCAGGATTACATCATCAATCGTATTAGTGAGAACAAGATTGAATGTAGTTTTGATACTGCTTGGTCGCCACCCATTGATTTTTACAAGCGCATGGCTGAGCTTGGGTTTGAAATAGATGCTCAATACTACGAATGTGGAATGATGTTTTGTGGCTCATTTTATTACACGAGTGAGGACGGAATATCAGACGATCATTACACAATTGAAGAAGCGACCTCAGAATGGGTGTTGAAAAATATCCCCAAAGATATTGACGAAGCTTTTGCAATATCAGAACAAATGATGATGGACGAATTGGAGGTTGAAGAATGAAATACACAGTAATGACAGGCAATCCAGTTGACGGCTTTAGGGCTTTGGGAATATTTGATAGCAACGAGGAAGCGATTGATTACGGATCAATTGATTCTGCAATGATTGGCGATTGGACAGTTATGCAAATTGATGAAGTTGCCGAGCAGAAATTGACGAGGGCACAAATGATTGATCGCTTGATTGATTGGAACTTTCAAAAATATTCAACGCATTTGGATGAAGAGTTGCTCAGGGAAGTGAAAGAAAAGAACCTGATATGACCAAATATTCAATCATGCTGGACACTTGGTTGAGAACTTTTGCCCTAGACCCGAAAGGGTTTGGGCAATGGTTTGAGATATTAAAAGGGTTGGAAGTATTCAAATCTGTTACATTTACCCTTGAGCCGAGTGAAAATACCACAGGATTACCATTGTCTATAACGATCAATCACGATGAAATTCATTCCACCAATCAAGAATAAATCCATATTCGTAATCTACATTGTCTCGCAGGATGATGATGTAGTGACGGCTAGTTCTGATTTCATTGGTGACGATGTAAATGTCAGACGAGTTGGCATGGAGGCTTTAAATTACCTCCTTGCCACCTCCCTATCAGAAGAAAAGAATCTGTATGTGAATAATGTAGTTCATTCACTTCAAGTTCAATGATCTGAGTAACGATGTGCCACTTTTGAATGTGCCGTTTTTTTGATGCTCATCGTTGAAGTCATAGCCAAGTGTTTCAGATATCCAATATGGAAATCCTGTCTCTTTGGCTATTTTTTCGCCTGTGCCCGACTCATCGTTGTCCGCAACCACAAATCCCTTCGCCAAATCCTTGGCTACTTTTACTAGATTAGTGGCGGAAAAGCAGACATAGATTTTGTAGCGATACTTAAATGATTTTAAAACCTCTCGAATACTTAGTGCTGTTGCGTAGCCTTCGCATAAGATGTTCTGACCCTTGTTATCAAAGATGAAAGAAGCATTAGCCGTGCGTTGTCCGAATAGAAACTTTTTACCACCCTCTTCGTCTACAAGTTGGCAACCGACAAGTGCTCCATCAATTCGCATCGGGATTACAAGAATTCTTTTGCCTTCTTTCACCCACACATTTGCTTCTTCGTCCTCAAATCCCTTCGCCTTTAGATATGGATGCCGCAACGATTCGCATTGGTTGAGAATCCAAGCCGCCTTTTGTGCCGACTGTTTCTGCTGGTGTAGTGACTTTTCTCTAGCGTTCCTTGCTTCCTTAGCGAGTTGTGTCAAATTGATTCCGACTGTTGATTCTGGCTTCCAAAGTGACACATCAGTTTGAGTTGCATGGTTTTGAACCAGACCATAGTTGCCCATGAACTTGACTGCTCCATTCTTTTTCCTTGGGTGATCTTCAGTAGGATACCGAGTCCATACCCCTAGTGGCGGAGTAGTGTCGATTAGTATGCCGTGCGCTCTTGCAAAATTAACAAAGTCCATTGATTCTTTCTCCTATCCATTTCATTACTGGTACTGCCATACTATTGCCGAGTGCCTTGTACCTTGGCGCATCAGCCGTCTTCTCTTTGATATCTGTGTAGCCATCAGGGAAGCCCTGCAATCGTTCACATTCCAAAGGCGATAATCTACGAACCGCTAAGGATTGTGCGATGAAAGTCTGTGCATGATGTGACTGAACCGATGGTCTGAGAGCTTGTAAAGCAGGAGTGACTTCGAGTGGCGTGGCACTAAATGTATTGGCTTTAGCATCCTCTCTGATTGAATAGGCTTGAACCAAAACTTTAGGCCCACTATGAGTAGGCCCCGCCATATCTGCGGTCATCGTACAAGCAGTTTGACCTGTTATTATTCCATTGTATGTGTCACATCCAACTGATTGAACAAGTGGCACATTGTTACCACCTGTTCCCCATCTGCTCGTTACAGTTGGACTGATGCCGACCTCTTTGATACGGCTATCCGTTGGATGATTCTCATAGACTTTGCTTACTGGGACGAACCATTCGTCTTCGCAATTGAATCCGACACGACTGACTCCAGTGCCTGAAGCAGAGAGTGTGGGAGTGACTTTCCTCGCTTCTCTGCTCGGCGGAGGATTCCTTGACAAGCTTTCGGACTCAAAAAGAACCTTGGATGCACTGACCCAATCTCCAAAACATCCGACAACGAAGACACGCTTACGTCTTTGGGGAACTCCGAAGTATTGAGCGTCAAGCACTCTATATGCGAACCCATACCCGAGTTGCGCCACCGCCCCGAGGAAGGAACCAAAGTCCCGTCCACCGTTTGAACTGAGGACACCTGGCACGTTTTCCCATACGAACCACTTGGGTCTAAACTTGTCAAGAATTCCGCAATAGACAAGTGCGAGGTTGCCTCGTGGGTCTTCCAATCCTCTTCTGAGACCAGCAACGGAAAAAGATTGGCAAGGTGTTCCACCGACCAAAAGGTTAATTGTTCCAAGATTCCACTCCTTATAGTTTGTCATGTCACCCATGTTGGGTGTGTTTGGATAATGATGTGAGAGCACCTGACTTGGGAACTTCTCGATCTCGCTATACGCTACTGGTTGCCATCCCAATCCGTGCCATGCGACTGTGGCTGCCTCAATGCCCGAACAAACTGATAAATATCTCATCGTGCACCTTTCTTGATTGAATAGATGTACGCTCTGAGCTTCTTATCTACGAATTTCTTAACTTCTCCGTTGGGTTCTATCGCCCTTGATGTGTCTAAACCTTTGGGCCATACACCAAACTTCTCCCTGTATGTGTGCGCCATTCGTCCGTCTGACCATCCGTGATACCGCTTGTAATACTGCATCATGTACCAGAAGTCCTGCTTGGATGTACCGCCCATCGTGCCATTCAGCTCTTCCATTTCTCCTGCCACCGATGAAACTTTATTCTTTTTCTCTTTTACATAGCCACAACTGTGACAAGTGTCTCCGCCTGTCCAAAGCGCCCCACATTTAGGACACTTGCTACCTTCTTTGTGTTCTTTGGTTGGCTCTTTCCTAGTCTTTTCCTTGCCATCATCTAGTTCATGCACACCATTTTGATATACATCTTCCCAATCTTCCCTGAATCGTATGTAATTACCCGAATGATCTAGCCACAATGCAAAGTCTTTTCCCTCGTGACCACGCATCACCCGACCCATCTGTTGTATGTGTGAAGATAATGACTTGGAAAAAGGTCTTGCCGACACGCCTATAAGCACATCAGAGCAATCAAACCCTTTAGTTAGTATGTCAGTAGCTATCAATCCGTGGATGCCTGTATCGGGCTTTGAGAAGTCTTTAATCACCTCTTCTTTGAACTCGTCTTTATCCCTGTAACTGATAGACACAAAGTTATAGCCCTGCTCCGCAAACTTCCGTGCC